CTCTGCATCATTATATATAGGCCCCGCTTGTCGAGGGGGCTCCTGCCTGCATTTATCTCCCACTGTGTGTATCTCTCCCTCTCCGAACAATAGCCAGTCTGCGGATACACCGAAAAATGAACATAGCTTGATCAAATGGTCGCCTTTTGGGGTGCTGCCCTGTTCGTACCTCTGTATGGTGGACTGGGCGATACCTATTTTTTGAGACGCGGCTTTTTGGCTTATGCCGACATTCTCTCGCAGATGCTTGATTCTATGGCCCGAATTTTGGTTCGGACTTTTTTGGCTTAAGTCCGAACTTAAGTCCGAACTTTCAATTTTGGTTCGATCTTCCATGATTTTCCTTTTATTGTGGCAGTTTGACCCATTTTTAAATATAGAAATCTACTTTTTTAAGAACGAACCCATTTTTAGGGTTGACATTGATTTATTTTTGGGTTTATTTCTGCCTCCAACGAGGGTGCACTTTTCTACTACACACCTTCATCAACTACAGCCCCTAACCAAAAAATTCAATGACAAAAAAGCAGCACAAAAATGACATAGCCGGGCAGCTCCGTTTGCCCATCCCTTTAGCCGGGGATGAGCAGCCTGAACGGGCCGGGACGCTGTGCCGGAGGGACGCTGTCCGGGAGGCCCTGAAGATCGCGCTTTCCGGGTGCGTGTTGTCCCGCGAGGTGATCGCGGAAGAGATGTCCCGTCTGACGGGCGAGTCCATCACGGTCCATCATCTGAACAATTGGACCAGCGAGAGCAAGGTGGAATGGCGTTTCCCCCTGGAATACCTGACCGCGTTCATCACAGTCACCGGCGATGCCGGGGTGGTGGACGCGGTTCTTTGCTCCACCCGCCTGGCCCTGATGGATGAAGAGACCCGCACCTATGCGGAATACGGGCGGATGCTGGTGGAGGAAAAACGTCAGCGCAAGCAAAAAGCCGAACTGCTCAAGCAGCTTGGAGGAGGACTGATATGAAGACCAACAAGATCAAGGCGTGGCTGGCCATGCACGAGGTGAAGCAGGTGGATATATGCAAGGCCCTTGGGGTCGGCCCGTCCATGGTGAGCGGGTTTATTGCGGGGCGGCATATTTCGGCCCGGCTGTATCGGTATTTCGTGGATGAACTGGGCATCCCCAGGGCGTATTTTGATGGGAAGTATGATGAGGATGAAGCGGCGTAGGCACGGACTGACACAGGACGGGCTTGGACGGAAAATACGGAGGTGAAAGATGGTGAATTGTGTACGGACAAACACGGGCTGTCCGGCCGTGTGGGTGGAAAGAAAGGTGGTGCGCGGCGGCGTCGCTGTAGACGGGCGACGGTATGTACATCCCGACCTGCGCGGGCGGGATGGCTCTAGGGTGCGATGTCGCGTCTCCGGCCACCGCGAAGTCGCCGTATGGGACTCGTGCGGACAGTTTCTTTGTCGTGCAGGATTGCCGCGGGTTTATGGTCCCATGGCCGGCTGAACAGCTTCACCCCTTTACAGCTCCGTTCTCCACGGAGGGCGGGGCAAATAAACGGATGAGGAGCCGGCAGCATGATGAACCATGATTACATTGCAAAAACCATAGGCGAGGCCCTGGGCGTCTCGGAGCGGGCCGTGCAGAAGCGGGCCAGGCGCGAAGCATGGCCATCGCACAGGCGACGACGTCGCGGCGGCGGCAACGCCTATTACCTGGCCGACCTGCCCCAGGACGTGCAACAGGCCGTTGCCCGGTACGAGACCGCCCAGGCTGCCGAGGCCGACCGGGCCACGGTGAACCCGTTTCTCCGGGCCACGGCCAGGGCATTGGACGACAAGGAGGCCGTGCTCAAGCAACGCGTGGTTGAAGAGATCCTGGCGGCCCGGCCCGGGCAAAAGTCCGCAGTGGTTGCCCGCCTGGTGCGGGAGACCGGGAAGCACCGGGCCACCCTGTACCGGTGGGTGAAGAAGTTCCAGGATGCCGGATTGTGCGGGCTGAGCACGTCAAAGAAAGTCTCCAGGCTGCATGTCCGCTCATGGGATCCCGAGGCCCTCAAATGGTTCGAGGGCATGCTGCTCAAGCGGGAGCACCGCTCCTATTCCATTAAAAAACTTTATGCCGAGGCCGTGAAGCATGCGGCCGCCCAGGGCTGGCGGATAGGGGGCCGCACCACGGCCTACGCCATTGCCCGGGCTCTGGACGAACGTCTCAAGCGGTATCGGGACGGCGGCAACCAGGGGCTGGACAATGCCTGCTCCTCCACCTGGAGATCCTACGACCACGTGCACCCCTGCGAGTACATCGTGGGCGACCAGCATATCTTTGATTTCTGGGTCTGGGACGATGTCCGCAAGACCGCCATCCGCCCTCAGGGGTACTTCTGGCTCGATATGCGTACCCGGCTCATCTACGGATGGGCGCTGGGACGCAAGTACGACTCCCAGATGATGGCCCTGGCCCTGCGCCCCGGCCTGATGCGCTACGGCAAGCCCACCCACTTGTATAATGATAACGGCAAGCCCGAGCGGGCCAAGCTCTTTCTCGAACGCAAGACCAATTTCGACGCGGCCGGTATCCATGCCCACGGGCTGGGCGAGTGGGAGGGCATCCTGGCCGATCTGGGCATCACCGACCGGATCTTTGCCCGGCCCTACAACGCCAAGGCCAAGCCCATCGAAAACCTGTTCCGACATTTCGAACAGATGATGCAGGATGAATTTCACGTCCCCGGCCGCGTCAAGACCCCGGGCGACCTGGGCGAAAACTCCCGCCAACGCAAGGCCGAACTGGCCAGGATGACGGCGGAAGGCCAGCTGCTCACCCTGCAGGAGTTCATGCGCAAGGTGCTGGAGGCCGTGAAGTACTGGAACGAGGTCCGCATCCACAAGGGGTACAAGATGAACTGCACCCCCTATGACGAATACCTGTCCTGCTACGCGACCAGCAAAAACTGGAAGCCCGTGGTGGTCGACGAAAAGACCGTGGACCTGATGCTGCTCTATCGGACCACCCGCAAAGTGACCAAGGGCGAGGTGTCCATCATGGGCGAGAAGTTCCATCATTCGGCCATGTACCAGTACAACAACCAGCAGGTGCATGTGCGCTACGACCCCGCCGACATGTCCCGGGCCATGATTTTCACCCTGGATCTGGATCCCATCTGCGAGGCGGAAAACCACCGTGTGCCCATGGGCGACAAGGAAGCCGCTGCAGAGGCCTGTGAGCGCAAGCGTTCGGAGATGAAAGAGATCAAGGAATTGTACCGGGAGCTTACCAGTCCCGTCCCTGCCCTGCTGGATTACTCCCGGGTGGGACGTGCCGCGGCCAAGCTGGACAAGGTCAAGCAGGAACAGCGCGCACAGGAAAAGGAGCGGATCAGGGAGCGCACCCCCGAAGAGATCCAGGCCGAGATCCAGGAGATCGAACGCAAGAGCCGGGAGAGTTACGAGCGGTATATTGCCCGGAACGTCCAGCTGGGGAAGCGGCAGAACATCGTGGTGCAGCCCCTCAAGCAGTACCAGTATTTTCTGGAACTGGAAGTGCTGTTCGATGGCAAGGGTCTGACCGATGCGGACCGTGAATGGATGCGGGCCGAAGACGCGGCCATGAACCAGGGGAAGAAGGATTACTGGACCGCCCACCGGCAGTATCTGGAACAGCTCAAGGCCGGGTATCGGGCGGAGGAAGAGATGGGATAAGGGCGGTTTTAGGATTTAGGTTTCAGGTTTTAAGGTGTTGGGACCGGGTTGATGAAGTCGGGAGAAGGGCACGGCGCGCCGTGCCCCTACGTAACGAAAAACGCCCCACTGCAATGGGGCGCAAACACTAAGGAGACGCTGGATGAAGAATGGATTTGTCATAACCCAGAATGTGCTGGGATTCTCCGAGATGGTGGAATCCCACGGAACGGTCCGTGGGGCCGGGCACCCTGGGTTTTCCGTGGTGGTCGGGCGGGCCGGTCGGGGAAAGAGCGAGTGTGCCCGGTGGTACGCGGTCTCCAACCCGTCATCCGTTGTCTATGTGTCGTATATTGGCACCTGGACGCCCCTGTCAATGCTCCAGGCCATCTGCTGGGAGCTGTGCCAGTGCAAGCCGGGCCGGGCCACCCAGGCCGTGGAACTGATCACCGAGGAGATGAGCCGGGAACGCAAGGCGGTCATCGTGGATGAAGCCGACCGCATGGGCATGAAGCTGCTGGACCTGCTCCGCGACCTGAACGAACTGACCGGCTGCCCCATCGTCCTGGTGGGCGAGGAACCCCTGACCGGCAAGCTGAAGCCCGCCCGCCGGATGTGCTCGCGGGTGCGTCGGCGCATGGAGTTTCTGCCGGTGCAGCAGGCCGACCTGGCCCAGTTCTACGCACAGGCCATGGAGGGTGTGACCCTGGATCCTCAGGCGCTCACCCTGCTGACCAAAGCGTGTGAAGGCGATTTTCGCCCGGCCATCGTCGATGCCTACGCGGTTGAACGGTTGCTCAGGGCCAATCGCGGCAAGGAGATCAACGCCGACCTGGCCCGGGCTGCCGTGGCCATGCGCAAGGGGGATGGCGATGAATAGGGGCGAACTGCCTGCCGCCATCCTGGGGGCCGCTCGCATGTCCGGGCTCATCCGCCCCGTGGCCCTGGCCCGGGGGCTGGGGATCAAGCGCAAGCGGGTGGAAAGCGCCGTGGATACCCTGGTCCGGCAGGGCAAGCTGAACCGCGTGGATCGCGGGGTGTTCGAATACGTCGATCCCCAGGGGAACGGCCATCGCCCCGCAGCCAAAACCGAAGCGGTATGGCGGGCCATGCGGCTTTCCCCCACATGGACCACCTTCGATATCGCCCGCCTGGCCGGAACGTCCGCCAACTACGTGCATAAGCTGGTCACCCAGTGGAAGGCAGCAGGGCTGGTCGAGATCATGGGCAACGAAAAGGTCGAGGGAACCACGGGGGTCCGCCGGGTGTACCGGCTCCGGGACCGCAACCCTCTGCAGCCCCCGACCATGGCCCGGCGCGACACGGAAGACCCCTTGAAAAAGAAGGCATGGCAGGCCCTGGGGCGGGTACTGTTCGACCGCGTTGCCCTGCCCGGCGAGCGGGATACGTGTTGCCGGGAATTGCGGGAAATTCTGGAGGTGCTGGAGAAAGGGCACGTCACGCCGGAGAAAGGGCACGTCGCGCCGTGCCCCTACGCCGAACCAAGGAGGGCGAGCGATGCGCAAGGTGAATCGTAAGACCGCCCTGGCCAAGATCCACATCTTCAAAAAGGTCACGGGTATGACGGACGATGAGTACCGGGTCATCCTGACCGAGTTGACCGGCAAGGAGTCATGCGCGGACATGAGCAACAGCGAGGTCGTGCAGGTCCTGGAGCACCTGGGCAAGCTGGTTGATCGGGAAGATCCCAAGGACCCGTCTGTCAAGGAGTGGAGAGCCTTGGTCTATGCCGTGGCCAGGGAGCGCCTGGGAGACAACTGGCGGCCAAGGCTGTGCGGCCTGTGCGAAAAGATCGCGGGCAAGACCGCCCCGGATTGGTGCGACAAAGGCGATCTATACAAGCTCAATGCCGCGTTGCAGCGGATCACGAGGTTGGAAAAAAGGAGGGCTGACAATGAGCGGTGAAGAGTGGCGTAAGGTGCCCGGCGTACCGTACCAGCTGAGTAACTTTGGCCGGATGCGGAATACCTACGGCAGGATGGTGACCCCGCGTTTGCCGCTGGGCGCACTCACGGTCCGCTACGAGATCAAGTCGCTTGGCGTGAGGAAAGTGTATTACGTCAAACAGCTTATGGCCAAGATCTGGCCCGAAGTCTCGGGCGTGTTCGGCGAAAATTGGGTGGCCCGGACCAGGGAGGCAAACGGACTGCCCGCAGAGCCCCGGCATGTCTTGGAAAAACGAGCTCCCGTAGGGTTTACCGGCTGGGCCAACGATCCGTGGGACACCATGCACCTGTGGGATCAGGGCCGGGATTATCGCAATTACGCGCAGTATGTACCGGTGTTTTAGGGGCGGTTTTAGGTGTTAGGTTTTAGGTGGTTAGGAAAAAACAGGAGGACGACATCATGACAAGGCGTGGCGGACTGACAAAAGGTGAAGTGATTACGGAGATCGCGGAATATCTGGGAATCCCCAAGGTTGCGGTGAAGGACGTGCTGGAGCTGTATATGGATACCATCGCATCTGACCTGGTTATCCACGGTCGGCATCGGCTGATAAACGAGGTGGGAACCCTCAAGGTCGTGGAGCGCGCACCCCGATCAGGCAGGAACCCGAGGACCGGGGAGCGGGTCGAGATCCCGGCCAGGAAGGCGATTACGTTTACACCTGCAAAACGGATGAAGGAGGCGGTCAATGGTTAGCCAGGAAATCAGGTCATGCGCGATCGCGCTGGGGTCGTTGTTCGGGTCGGTACGGGAAGAACAGGCTGCGGTGCTCAGGTTGGTGAGGCAGAATCTGTCTGTTGCCGCTGATGAGGCCGAGGAAATGGAAGGGTTGTTTGAGGTGCCCCAGGCTGGTTGTGACAATGAATTTGGGCCGGTGGCGTAGGCCAAACACGGGCACGGCGCGCCGTGCCCCTACGGAGGAAACGGAATGGCAAGACAGAAACCAAAAAATTTGTACCCGGTGAAGGATCTGAAAGCAGCGAACAAGGCCCTGGCCGAGATTGCCGAGATGAAGCGGACGGTCAAGGCCCGGGAAAACGGCATGAATGACGAGATCGACAGGATCAAGGCCGAGACCGAGGCGGCGGTTGCCCCCTTGCAGGCAAAGATAGCCAGCCTGGAAAACGGTCTGCTGGCGTTTGCCGAGTACAACAAGGATGAATTGTTTGTGGGCAAGCGGTCCGCTGAACTGGACTTTGGGCGGCTCGGGTACCGCCGGTCCAAGGAGATCAAGCCCCTCCCCAAAAAGACCCTGGCCATGGTGCTTGGGAAGATCAAGGAACTGGGGTTTGCCGAGGGTGTCCGCACCAAGGAGAGCGTAAACAAGGACGAACTCTCCCAATGGTCGGATGAGAAGCTGGCCCTGGTCGAGGCCCGGCGGGTGGAGAAGGACACGTTCTGGTACGAGATCGACGAGCAGGAAATCAAGGGGAAGGTGGCTTAGATGGCCGAATGGACCAGGAAACGGGCTTGCCACCACTCAAGAAGGCGTATTGCCAAGATCAAGGACTCTCTTGGGCAGGTGGCGCTTAACTGGGGCGACCTAGACGATTTTGTTGTCGAAAAGATCGAGGAGGTTGCGGGAATGCTGGACGAGCTGGACGAGTGTATGGACGAGTCCGTTATTGAAGAAGAGATGCAAAAATCGTGGGAGGGGACAGGTGGCTGATGTTGCAAAGGCCTTACGTGACGACCTGCGCAAAATGTGGGCGACCCAATCCGAGTTGACCAACGAGGAGCGCATGACCCTTGGCCGATTTTTGGAAAGTTACGATGATGAATGGATGGCCCACGCATTCATGGCCGGGATGGACCTGAAAGATGCCGAGCGGACAGCGCAGAAATTGAAGCAGTAAAAGCGAAACCCTGCACCCACCTTGTCCGGGGCAAAGTGGGTGCAGGGTCATCCGGGGGCGGCGCCCTGGGTCTGATGAGCAGCCAAGCGTAGGGGCGAACCTTGTGTCCGCCCAAATCACGAACGATCCGGGAGGATCAGGCAACGGAGGACGGATGTTATGCGAGACCAGGGGTGGTGGATTGGTGGGTAGTCGAGGGGATCTATTGCGAGGTAACACGTATGATTCCCAGTTGGGAATATATCAAGGCGCGGAGATCAACCGGCCCCCGTGCGACCAGGTTGATCGGGGATTCTGCGTCAAACATTGCTGCTGCTGGCATGGAGACAAACAGAGCGGATGGTGCGCGTGTGAATGCTTCCCCCCTGCCGGGCCGGACGGGGTGAAACGGTGTGCGTGGACGTATGACGAGATCCGTGACCGGGCGATGAAGGACGCAATGGAGGCGCGGGGATGAAAGCCACCTGCCCCCACTGCGGGTTTTACGGTCCGGTCGAGGCGTTCTTGACCGAAGGGGATGCCAAGGCCGCCCTGGCCATGATCAGCGGGTTGCCGGGCAATCTTCCCCGGCTCACCTGGTCGTATCTGGGGCTTTTTCGCAAGCCCGGGGCGAACAGGGCCATGACGTGGTCTCGGGTGTTGCGCACGGTTTCCGCCCTGGCCGATCTGGTACGTGATCGGGACGTGCAATGGAAAGGGAGCCGGGTTGTGGCCAATCGTCCGGAATACTGGGAGCAGGGCATCGAGGCCATGGTCGAACGGGACGCTCAGGGCAGGCTCAAGCGCCCCTTGGAAAACCATAACTACCTCCGAGCCATCGTGGCGGAGCTTGCGGAAAAAGGGTTCGAGCAGGGACACAAGCAAAAAGAACGCGAGCTGCGATACAAGCCGACCGATGGCCGCAGGGTCGTATCCGCGGAAGAGCAGGCCCGGATGGATGAACAGGCACTGGAAGAGAACAAAAAACGTGCGCTGGGCAATATCGCCAGGATCAAAGAACAGTTTGGACTGAAACGGGTCTAGGAGGATGAATATTGAAGAGATGTATGACACTATTTATGAAGAGGCCCTAGATACGTGGGGCACCTCGTTACAGATCGGTATGATCGCTGAAGAGGCCACGGAACTGGCAACAGCTGCTCTACATGTTTTGCGTGGTCGTGATGCCCTGTATGAGTTGGCGGAAGAAGCCGCTGATATGGAGATTATGCTTGCCCAGTTGCGGGTGATGATGGGCGAAAAGATCGACGAGCATAAGATCCGGAAATTGCAGCGGCTGCGCAAGAGGCTTGACGAGGATCACCACGTGACCACCCTGCGTGAAGGGCATGAGCGTACGGGTCGCGGTTGATATTTGACCCCCCTGCCGTAGGGGCACGGCGCGCCGTGCCCCTGTGTCACAATGCCATCGATCCCGTAGGGGATACGGCGGGGCAATCAAGGATCAACAACGGGACAAATCCATGAACGTAAAAGAGATTATCCGCGCCAATTACTCTTCCCAGGCGGAGTTTGCCCGGCGGGTGGGGATGAACCCGGGGACCCTGTCCCTGGTGCTCAATGGCCGGTATACCGGAGACAAGCTCGATGAGTACCGGGGCATGATCGCTGCTGCCATCGAGGAGGATCACGGGGTTTTTGTCGCGTCAAAAGGCGGACAGGAGTGGTCCGGGGTGCCTGCTGCCGATGGGGATATGCATGCCGACCTGACTCGGATCGCCTCAGCGTTGACCCTGCTCATGGATCGGCTGGATGATCGGTCCAGGAGCTATCTGGGGTATCTGATCGATGAACTCGCGAAACTTGCGGGGGACGAGGGATGAACGTACTATGCCCGGAAACACGGGAAGAATTGCGGGATGTTCTCGCGCGTGTCTGGCCCGACAGGTTTGTCCCGGCATCGGAGCTGTTCTCTTTTCTGAACATGACCAGCTCCCTCGACCGGGCCAAGTTTTATTCCCTGGCCGGATGCAAGCAATGTTTTACCGTCGACGAGGTGTCCGATGTCTTGTGGGAATCATCCAACTACGGGGAGGCCGAAGCAGAGTGAACCCCTGCGCAGGCGGGGCTGTCGCCTCAGGCTGGTTCCCCTGGGGAAACTCAGGGGAGTGAGCTCGCGCACGGTAACCAGGCAGGTGCGCACGTATGAATTTTTCGCCATCAAGTTGGCAAGGTGGCTGGTTCTGGTGGAGGATGACGGCCCGGGCTCAGGTGCCGTCGAGGTGGAGAGGCGGCTGCCGTTTTAAGGGCGGTTTTAGGTTTTAAGTTTTAGGTTTTAGGGTGCTGGGAACCCCCGCTCTCGCATGAGGGCGGGGGTTCTTTGTTTGGGGGTGACCGGGTTGGCGGGGTCGGGGGGCACGGCGCGCCCTTACATGGTGAACATAAAACCGTCCTTACTCATCGATGACTTCGGCGTTCAGGGTGATGCCTGTGCAGAGGGGGAATTCCCAATCTTCGCACCGGGTGTAGGCGGGGATGGTTGTGGTGGCCCGATAGACGCCCGGGAGCTTGTACAGCTCGCCGATGATCGCCTCGGGTACAATGTCCCTGCCCAGGCGTTTGGACCATTCCCGGGACAGGGTTTCCAGCTTTGTCTTGCCTGTGGCCAGGGAGGAGGCGAGAAAGGGTTTCTGCTTCCTGTGGACCTGAATGGTCGCGTCTATAGTGTAGGTCACCGGGGTGGGCGGGATGATCTCCACAGTGTCTGTCAGTGGCCGGACATCGTCGGCTGAAAGGTGTGCGTCAACGATATCCACGATTTCCGCTGGTGTGGTGTAGCCCCCCTGCTCGTTGTCGGTCAGTACGCAGACGCGGACCTCTCCGGGTGTGGGGGACCAGCATTTTGCATCACAGATGGACTGGTGGGCGGTCTTGGCGTGGTAGATGTATCCGCCCGCAGGTCCTGCCGTGGACAGGGCCTCCATGCTCATCTGGATCCGCAGTCTGTATCGCTCGTCCGTTTCCTTGCTCGTCCCCCCGCTGGTTACGGTGAGGTTGCTCGCGCTCATCAGATAGGCCATCGGCTCCACGACCAGCGAGACCTCTCCGGCCACATAGCCGTTTCCGTATCCACCTACCTCGATACATTCCGCCCGGATGTCCGCGCTGTTCTCACCCGGGGCGAGGGTCCGCGTCTCCGTGGTCTGGAAGACGTGTCCGCCTTTGGATGCGACAAATATTCCCTTGGTCAGCGTGATGGCATGGGAGTGGTCCTCGAAGCTGAACCGCAGCGTTGTCACGGCGGGCTGGGCTTCGAGCCGTGCGCATCCGGTGAGCGCGCCCAGGTGGTCCAGCCTGGCCCCCTTGGCAAAGGCCAGCAGGTTGCTCAAGGACTCCTGGTTGATGAGCTGTTGGATGAGGATGTGCTGGTAGGCGATGGTCTCCAGCAAAAACGTTTCCGGCCAGGATGCCAGGGGATAGGCACCTGTGGCCTCCTTGTACTGGCCTTTGAGATCGGAAAGAACCTGGTCGTAGGTTGCGTCCAGCATTTCGGGTTTTTCCAGGCCTGTCATGTCGATCATGGGGATCTCCGGGGTTGCATTGATGTGGCGGGTACGGTGTTAATCCCTCGCCCTGTTGATTGTTGTCCGGACAGTCCAGCCGCCGGTACGGGTCATGGAGTGCACGGCCCGGCTTATCTCGTATTCGCCGGACAGGTTCCCCAGGCCGTTTATGGTCACGGTGGTGCCCGCGCATACGGGCAGTCCGATCAGGGTCAGATCACCGGTCAGATCCTTGATGTTGCCGTCTGTCATGGCCTGTTCGCATTTTTGCCGGGCTTCTTTCATGGACCGGGCCTGGCCGTAGATCTTTTTCACCTGGTCGCCCGATGCCTGGGGGTCTCCTGCCGTGTAGGTGACGTTTTCTCTGGTTTCCGGGTCGTAATAGTCCATACGTGCGGCCTTGACCCGTTCGCGTGGCTTGAGGCTCAGGTTGCCCGATATCACGTCCTTGTTCGCGTCCAGATCGAGGGCCAGGGACTGGGGGTACGGGGTGTTGTCGAATACCAGATAGCCGCCCTTGACGTTGAATTTGCATCCGTATTCCCGGGCAAGCCTTACGCAGAGATGTTCCACGCTTTCCGATCGCATATCCAGACGGGCAAGCGGAACGTCCGGGCAGTCGATAAGCGGGGTGAGCCCGCATTCGCCGGCCAGCGTCGTCAGTATCTGTACCAGGGAGGTGTTTTCAAAGGCCCGGGACATGGTCTGCTTGAGGGCATCCCGGGCCATGTCCGGATAGGAAAGCGCCCGGACCGTGCAGGTCTTCGGGCTGAAACGAAAATCAAGCCGGTCCATGGTAAAGGCCCCCAGGGGCATTTGATGCGATCCTTTGTCTTCCCAGACAATGGACGCCTCGAGAATGTCTCCGGCCTCCGGGAACCAGTCCCTCCAGAACCTGCCGTCCGTATTGTTCAGGCGGATGCTCAGTTCGTCCTTGGAACCCTTTTCCGCGCTGTCCGTATAGGTCAGCTCTTCCATGTACGGGGCAAGGCTCTCGGTCACGTCCCTGCCCGCCCATGCGATCAGGGCGTGGGCATGGATTACCTCCGCCATGGGGGCACCTCGGTCTGCGCGTAGCGTTCGTCGTCTGTCAGCTCGGGGATGGCCAGGGTGATCCCGCCGGGCACGGTCGGACAGTATTCCAATGCGTCACAGACGTCCTCGTTGGCCGTCCATATTTTCGAGTACATGTCCGGCCTGCCGTATACCGCCTGGGAAATGGTGTCCCAGCGGTCTCCCTCCCTGGTGGTATAGGTGGTCATTCTCTCACCTCGGTGAGTTTGATCTGCAGTTTCAGGGTGACGATGTTGCCGCTGGTATCTGTATCCTCAAAGGTCCGCTTGACGGACTCGATCACAAAGTCGCCTTCGTAGCTCTGCCCGACGATGAGGGGCTGAGACAGCCCGTCAGCGGCATAGCTCGACAGGGCAAGGTGCATGTCCGCCGGATCGCAGAACACGCGGGAAAGAATGATTTCCATATCCAGGCCGTGTTCGTCCTCGCCCAGGAACTCATGTCGTGGGTATCTTCCGATGATCCCGTGGGCCGCGTATTTGTATTTGGACATGTCGCTTATTGCTCTGGGCGTCCCGTCCAGGGTGAATATGATGTCTCCGTAGGATCCCCACATGATGTACCTCTTTTTACGATGTCACTTCGAAGGAAGAGCCGTCCGGGGTGGTGAATGTCACCCTGGTGAGCATCGGCACGTCGAAGGTGCGCACGGCCCGGGTGGTCAGGGTGGCGTCCCAGTCTTCCCGGTAGAGAAAGAGCTTTCCGCTTGCATGGTCGTCTTCGCCCATGCGGTAGAATTCCCCGCCTGTCTTCTTGGGGTCGTGTACGACGGCCTCGCCTGCCAGGGCCACCCCGTCACCCAGGTCTTCTTCGACATGGGCGAGCTTGATCAGCGGGTTCCATTGCCAGAACTCGGCAAGCTTGATCGCCTGCAGGGTGCAATCCCTGGTATACCGCCCGGAATCGTTCCCCCCGAGAATCCGTAGGCAGATAGCAAGGGCCACATCCACCCTGTAAGTCTGACCCATGGTGCACCCCTCCTGCCGGATCCCTTCGGTGGGAGTCAGGGTGATTTTTTTCGCCGCAATGCGTATCTCGCGTGGCCCGAGCACCTTGGTGGGCTCCACGATGGTGGTCAGGTTCAGGGTTTGGGCGAGAATCTCTTTCAGGTTGTCGATATGCTGCATGGTCACACCTGTTTTAGGTTTTAGAGGGGCTGGTACCTGGTTGACATTGTTGACCGGGACGTCCCTACGCTTCGAAAGCGTCCTTTATGTGTTCTCGGGCGATGGCCCGGATCTCTTCGGTCTGCTCCCTGGTCAGGCGCATGAACGGTCTCTTGGGGATGGTTACGGACTTCTTGCGGACGAAAAGAAGCCTGGCATCGGTTCCTTTCATCTTGAGCCCGTATTTTTTCCCGCCTTTGGGGGGAGTCCCTCCGATATACTCGTCCTTGAAAAAGACCTTCCACCCCTGTCCTTCGAGCATGGTCAAAAACCCTTTGACCCCTTTCATGTCCGTCCATTTTCGGATGGTTT